GGACAATTGATTATCTGCCTGACTTGAAAACTATAAACGTTGTAGCCGAACGTGTGTCTAAATTATATGCTGCTTCTACTTACGTCATAGATATTGACGTTTTTGATCGCAAATCTTTTGAGATGCAATTTGAGTTGGCTCTGCAAGAGATTAATAGGGACAGTAGTCCTGGTTATCCTTTTGTATTACACGGCTTGTGTACCAATGCCAATTTGTTGGATGACCCTGTGCATCTGACAAATTTGCGTGAAGCCGTTTGGATTAAGTTGAATGCGTATTCAGAAGTACATGTCCCTATGGAACCTTTGCGGGTTTTCATTAAAAATGAGCCCACTAAATTAAGCAAGATTGAACACCCTCGGGTGATTCAGTCTGTGTCTATTATTGACAATTTGGTTCATCGCTTATTGTTACAAAATAGCTTAGAAGCTGACAGAAATGCCTGCTTTGCAGCTCCTTGTAAGAGTGGCTTTGATAACAAGCCAAGAAGTTGGATTAGATTGTTTAGTGGTGCTAAAGAGGGAACTTTCATGGAATCTGATGCCGTTACTCAAGACTACACGTTTTTAGAATGGAATTATAGGTGCGCGGCAAAAATAGAAAAAAGACGCGCTAAATTTGTTAATGTCACTTCTTCTGCTCAACAGAAATGGGAGTTGGCCGTGGCTCATGTTGCTTATGCGATGTGCCATGACAAAACTTATTTTGATTTGCATGGAGATGTGTTTGCTGCCGAGTGTAAAGGCAACAAACTACCTGGAGGAATGGTAACGGGGTCTTTGATGACGTTGCCTTGGAATACTAGTTGTATGCTTCAGCGTCGTGTTTTAGTTGATATTTTAGCTAAACAAAACGTTGAGTTACTTGCTCGTAACATTTTTGTTATGGGCGATGATATATTGGAAAACATTACTAATTACCCTGCTAACTACGATAAAGTTATTGTGGACGGCTTGAGAAAAGTTGGTCAAATTATTAGGCCAGCGGATATAGTAGTGGGTGGAATTGATAAGGTGGCCTTTCTGGGCAACCGTTTTGTTTCCACACCCAAAGGCATATTTCCGTATCCTGATCCTGACAGAGTAGGCAAACACTTGTTGGCTATTGTTCAAAGAGACACCTTTAAGGTTAAAGATGAAGTTGTCTCTGAGACTAGCTTTTCAAGCTTCCAAAGCTTAGCTAATATTTATTTGCTTAACTACGTATATGCACCTGACACCTCTGTATTGAATTTTAATAGGCTTTCTCAATTATTTTTAGCTTGTGGATTGGAAGTCCGCACTAGGGATTATTATATAGATATTACCATGCGTGAAAAGATTCCTAAATTGGATGATTTTTGCGTGGAATTGAAAGGGCAATTAAAACTTAAGAAGAGGTTTGAGCATGGAGTTCGCCATGCCTTGTTAAAAGATTTTGTTGTACCTGAAAATTCTTCTGATTTTTACTTACAGTCTTTAGCGGAAAGACGTCGCTTTCATTATTTTGGAAGCATTGATCCGCTAATTACTGCTGGTGAATCTGAAGCTTTTTCTTTGTTTTCAATTTATTGGAAGCAGCCTTCTTTGGCAATTTGGAATACAGTTTGCGGATTTACTACCACTTTAAGTAATGGTTTGGTAATTCGCAAATTTGTTGGTCGAAAGTATTCTATATATACTCATTTGAAGATTTTAGATGATTTTCTGAGTTATAGAATACATCCTTTGTTGTGGAGTTTGTCCACTCCTTGGTTTGATGAAAACTTGTATGAAAATGAGTTTGATTCGGTTCTTTATCCAATTTTGTTTTTGCCTGAGTTGTTTTTGTGTTATGTGGCTTGTTTTCTTCCAGTGTGCAAAAGACGTTCAGCACGTTTTTGTCGTTGGGTAACTAGTCATTCTGCAAAGCATGAGGTTTTTAACCTTAAAGTACAACATTTGTATAGTTATTTCTTGGCTATAGTTTTCGTGCCTTTGTTTTTGCATGGGCTTGGAATCTTATGTTATTTTTCATTCGCTGTGTTGGAGGTGTCAAACACCTATGAGACCTATGTTGATCACTTCTTCGGAAATGTTTTTCATGGGGTTTATTTGGGTTGGTTTGCTGTACTTCATCTTATTGACATTCTTATTATTTGGGCCTGGCCGTTGTTTGGTGGGCTTTATTGGTATGGTTGGCATGAGAGGGGCTTCATTACTCTTATTAAAGGAGTCTTATTCAGCTTAATTAAAAACGGGGCAACTGTAATGGAAGCCTCGAAAAATAATTTAAATTTTAAAATTAACCAATTTCACTTTACTATTTCACTAATCTGTAAAACGATGAACAACAAATTACACAATCGTTTTAATAACTCGTTCTCTCAAATTCGTTCTAAGCTAAAATCTAAGGGTATAGCTGACGATATCTTAAAGCCTATGATTGAAGATATTCAACAAGGCATTACTGAGTTGGGAGACATAGTCACTAAACCTTTGCAAATTGCGGACGATATAGCTAACAAGTTTAGCTTACAAGAAACAAAAAGCAGAGGGGACTATTTGCCGGCTACTCTTAGTCATATAATCGCTACGACTACTGCTAATACTACTGTTAAGTTGTATTACAAGGAGTCTAAGAAGTGCAAGTCTGGAGAAAGGCGTATGACCTTTTGCCAGCCATTGGTTACGGTCAATGCTAGCACTACTATTGTACAAGGTTCAATTTTGTATGCTACTGGGATTGATGAATCTATGTTTGATTCTACCCAATTAGCTGCTGATTTTGATGCCTATGAACAGTGGCGTGTCAATAAAATGCGGTTTATAATACTGCCAAAATGTACCTCTGGGCAATCAGGAGGGTATTTTTCTTTCACTACGCCAGATGCTAATGATTTCTTCCAATCGGATGGTTTGATTAGGTCTGCTATTTTAGATTACAATACTATTGCCAAGCACACAGGTACTGAGCATAATTGGTTGACAGGAGTGGGTTCTACCGATCATGTTTGTAAAAGGAAACTTTTTACTGACAGCGGTTGGAGCTTATTTCCGTCATCTGGCTCAGATGTTAG